CCAAAAGCAACATAATTATCTTTACCTGTTAATTGAATAAAACCACGTCCTCTAAATTTATAACCATCACCAGATGTTTTATCACCATTACCCATTCTGCTAGCATAAACTACATTAGCAATTTTTTCAGGCTTACGTTCGTATGCTAAAGCAGTTGCTTCATTAGGGAAATATTTTTTAAATATACCCATTAAGCCTTTAGCCCCATAGTTTAAATTTTCTTGTACTAATTTAAATCCGCCTGATTCGTGACCACATTGAGCTAAAAAATGAGCTAAACGTAGTGGGGAATTAATTTCAAATTTTTCCATTACTCCTGGAATTTGAGCTATTACACTATCTGGGATGTGTCCTTTTAATTTTTCTAAGTTCATATTGTTGTTTTTAATTTTTAACTTACTACTACTCTACCTTGAATATCTGTATTAGGATATCTAACTTCAAATATAGCAGGATCTAATGAAGGATATATATTACCTTTTTTAGTAGCACCGGCAATATCATATCCATATTGAGAATAATTTCCTCCTTGTTTATTAACTACTTCTAATTTAATTACCGATTGTACTCCTTTAACTTGTAAAAGTTTTGATTGAATATCTGAAAGTATAATTGGTTGGTTTACTTGCCATTTATCTATATCAAAATAGTCTTTTAAAGTAACTATACAATTTGTTAATACATCTTTATTAGAATACCCACTTAAAATAGCAATATCAAAATTAATTCCAATATTAATATAAAACGCATCTCTAATATTAATAGCATCAGTAACCATTCTATATTGACTAAGATATGTTACTAGATTTTGTTTTAAAGTAGTAGAAGCTGTTGTTAAATTTTTATTAGAATCATACGCTAATACATATAAGTCTAAAGATAATGGATTATAGTCTTGAGTATAAGATACTGTTTGTTGTGAATTCTTATTAAAATCTTGAGAAACATATGCTTTAGCTATATTACCATAATCAGAAGGCATACTTAATGCTCGCACAATATAGTCATCTTTAGTTACAGCTCTTAATTGAGTTGAATAGGAATATAAAGCATTTTGTCTTATTTCTTCCGATGTATCCCCACCTCTACCTCCTGTAGAAGGATTAGGGTTTGTTGGTACTATACTTTGAAGAACATATGTTGATCCTGTTATAGGAGTTCCATTTTTAAAATAAGCAGTTGAAGTATCTATTATAGTTAAATCATTAACAGGAACATTTGAAGTAATACCACCACCAACTAAATATTTTATAGTTAAAGAACCAGAAGGAGCTAAACCATATTCTTGAGTAAAGAAAGAAGAAGCTTCATTATAATTATTTGTTAATAATGAAATTCCAGGAACAATTCCAGATTGGATATTTCCAGGAGTTGGAATTATTTGATTATCTGTTTTATTAGATATACCTGATCCAAATTCTAATTGCAATGTATTGTCTGATAGTATCCTAGAAACAAACCTTCTAGGTGCTCTTTGTAATTGTACTAAATAAGGAACTTGATTTACATCAGAACCTGTATTTGTTATTTTTTGAAATATAGAAGATTGTGCTAAATAAGGTACTTCATACCATGTATTTCCATCACTACTTGTAACATTTAATATTTGTAATATATTATCATCAATAATATTAGTAGTAGCAAATTTTTGGTTAGGTGTAAAGGATACTGATGTTGACTTAATTTCAGCAGAAATAGCTTTAACTGATTTTTTTACTAAGAAATAACTATTGTTATAATAAGTAATATCAGCACTACCTGAATCAGTAAAATCTACTTGTTGAGTAGTTAAAAATTTAAGTCCTGTTGAGTTAGAAGTTAAAGATGTATTTGCAGGAATTATTAAACCATAATTGTAAAAATCAGGTACTAAAGAACTACCACTTAATATTGTTGGAATTTGTTGGTATATATCAAGTGTAGTATTAGAAGCATATGATGCTTTAGGACGATAACCCATTACATAAGATAATGCATATAAGTTTTCTTTTTCCTTAGCATATAATAAGAAATTTTCTTGTACTTGGGTATCTAAATAAAATGACATTACATCACCAACATAAGAAGACATTTCAAGAAATAAATTTCCAGGAGTAGCCTCTGAAAAATCATTATAAGTGTTTGGGAAATATGTTTTAGTATAGTTTACTAGGTTAGCTTTAAAGTCACTAAAACTTTTATTTAAATATGATATGTTTTTATCTTCAGACATTATTATGTAAATTGTACAGTTATTTGATCAGGTGTATTTGATATTTTTAAAAAATAACTTATAGTTATATTTAAAGTATTATAATCAGTATCCGAAACTACTTCTATATTCGTTATTGCTACCTCAGGTATAAAAATACTAATAGCATTTATTATTTTGCTTTTTAATATGTCTAACCCAGATGGTGTTATATTATCAAATAGAGATTTTTTTATGTCTGCTCCAAATTCAGGATTCATTACTCTTTCACCTCTATCTGTTAATAGTAGATTAACCAAATTAGATTTAATTTGATCTTTAGTTGAATAAGTACTATTAAAAACCTTACTACTATTAAAAGGTAGTGATACCCCAATAGCAATATTCTTTTGTAAATCTAACGGATTTACACGTATTGTTTGAGGTATAGGCATCTTAATCTAAATTTCTTAATCCTTGTTTGTCCATTGGTGACATGTTATTAGCAGCATCAGCAATAAAGGCAGCAAATGGATTTATTCTTTCACCTGTATTTTCATCAACAGCATTAATTACTTCTAATTTATTAGGTTGTTGAAAACCAAACGCATCACCCATCTGTGCCGCTAATTGGCTACGAACACCCCCAGGTAGTGAGTTTGTTGATACGTTAGCACTAGTAAAGTTCATAGTTTTACCTTCACGTAATGCTTTTTTGTCTTGTTTAGCCATATGCTCTTCAAGAATGTATGGTAACTCTTCATGAATGGCATCGATTACGGCTTCTTTAATTAATTTTTTAAATGCTTTGATGTTCATAATTATAAATATTTATCCTTGTAAATTCTTTTGATCTATTATTAATTTTAGTTGATCCACTAATACTTGTGGATCTTGAGTAAATGAATATTCGCTTTTAATACGTTCTACTCCATCACGATCTATAGCAGCAGCGTAATGTCGTTTAAATCCTTTAACTACTTTAGCAGTATTAACTCCTAATGTTTGTTCTTCTTTTATAGCAAATCTAAATCCTTTATATTCTTCAAATTCACCATTAGTTAATCTAATTGAATCTAAAGCAATTTTTAATTGATTATTATCTAATAGTCCTAATGTTTTTCCATCAAGTAAACTATTAATATCTTCTAATTGTAATTTAAGATCTTCTAAAACAAAAATAGCTTCTTCTAATATAGGAATTATAAAAGCTAATGCTGCACTTAATCCAGATACTATTTTTTCAGCTTTACCTAAAACTTTTTGTAACTTAATTATAAAATTAACTGGTATACCTATACCTGGAGGAATAGATGTAGGAATAGGAATAGATAATATTACTGTAATTATAGCATCAAATATTGTTATATATAGTTGGTATTGGGATAATTGTTTAGTTACATTTGATATTTTATTTTCAACATCATTTATTCTTCTTAAAGTATTATCTCTTAAAATTCTAGCTTGATCTATCTTAGCAGGTGTATTTGCATCTTCAATAACAGCATTTGTTTGATCTACTAAATCTTGAAGTTCTTCACTATTACTAATAATTTTAATTAATTCTTCAGTTAATAAAAAAACAGCTATTGGTACTAAAGTTTTTTTAGCAAAATTTTTTAATTGTTTTAATCGTCTTGCTTTAGCTCTTGCTTTTTCTTCTTTAGATTTTCTTTTTCTTTTTTTTAATTTTTCTTTTAATTTTTTAAATTTATCTTTTGCTTTTTTGTAAGGGTCAGTAATAATTTTTAATAATCTTTCATTTAAATTATCTTGATCTTGTTGAAGAAGTCTTTTAGTATCTTCATAATTTTTATTTTCTAACGCTACAGCAATGTTATATTCTTCTTCTGTTAAAATAGGTATACCTTTAGTAATTTCTCCATTTAAAATAATATCTGGAGGATTAACTTTTGCATTTAAATCATAAAGTTTTTTAATATGATTTATTTCTAGATTAATTTTTTTCTTAATTACATCTTCAATTTCTCTTCTTATCTTATTTACAATACCTAAAGCAGCTTGTATTGCTTTTTGTTTTGCTAATTCTTTTATTTGATCACCAAATGCTTTTGGGTTTTCAATAATAGCAACAGCAGTATTAATCTCAGCAGGAAGAAGATTTGATATATTAGCCGTATTTAATGTATTATTAGTGGCCATTATACTGTTGTATTTTGTTTAGATAATAACTTAGATAATTGTTCAGGATCCATTTTTTTAATTAAAAAGTCATTTAATGTAGTAGCAGCTACATTCATAGCAGACAATGCAGCTCCTTCAGGAGATGAGATTGCTGTTGATACATTTGCTGAAAATGCAGATAATCTTCCCATTAGTTCAGATAAAAGATCTACTAATTGTAAACCTAGTATTAAAGGTTCTTCAGCTAATTCACCACTTTTTGTACTACCTAAACTTATATTATTTGAATTAATATGTACTCTTTCTTTAGCATTTAAATTAATTACGTTATTAGTATTTAATTCTATATTAGATGAAGCAAATATCATTACCTCATCTTTTTTAGAATTTATTACTATTCTGTCTCCATTCATTATGATTTGAGGGCCATAATAATCTGATACTTTAGTTGGATTTGTTAATTTATTTAAAATATTATTTCTATCAGGTATTAAAGGAATTTGTTGTGTAGAAGTAAAATAAATTGAAGAGTATTCATTATTAATATGTTCAATATGAATTTTACTATTCTTATCTATATTGTGCCCATTACTTATTATAATAAGAGGATCGCCATCTTCTCCCGGACCATTACTCCATTCATTTAAATTAGCTTTATCTTTTACAGTACTAGTAAAACGAATAGAATTTTTATTTCTTCCTTGTATTACATTATCTCCTTCAAAGCGTAATAGATTTCTTACATCTTCATTAGCTTTAAAAGTTTTAAAAGTATATTTACTTCCAGCAGGTTGAGAATTATGTTGAGGATTATTATATATGTGAATAATTCCTGTATAATATTTTTGAGATAATGGGTTTGATATCTGAGTTGCTGCTGATGGGAAATCTTCTAAAGATACTAATTCTCCAGGTAATGGATAAGGAATATTTTGAGAAAAAGGAATTGCTTTTTTACACCCATCTAAAAAAGTATCACTATAACTTCCTGTAACATCTATTGATTTATCATAATCAAGATAAAAAATAGTTCCTACAGAACTTAATCCCCCTGCTTTTTCAAACATTTTTTTAGTAGGAGAATTTGGTGTAGTAATAACGCCATATACTCTTCCTACTTGAGTAGGAGCAACTTTAGTAGGGGGTGTTGGCTTATTAGCGGCAACATTTAATGAACTTAAATTTTGTTTTATTACCATTATTTAGATAATTCTAATTGTACAATAGGGGTTTGTTCAAGTAGTTTTTGTCCTTGTTCTTGTACTGATTTTTGTTCAGCTAATAAAGCTTCTATCTCACTCATATCAATTAAATCTGTACCTGAATTAGAATTAATGTTTGCAGCACGTTGAGCGATAGCCGCCATCTTAATTAATTGTTCATTATTTTTTACATTAACATCAATTAAATCTTTAACGGTAGGCATCAACATTGTTGCGGAACCCGCATTAGC